ACGGTAATGTGCTTGGTAGTGTGATTATCCCCCACACGCACAGTGTATAAATCTGTGATTTATACACGACGAACATCTCATGCTAGAAGTGAAAGCCCTTTCAAAGTGCCTGGGGCGAGAGAGGAAAGAGCATTAAATCCACCAAGAAATGTTTTAACGGTCGACGAGATACTCTGTAATAATCCGGGTTGCTTGGCTATGCCAACGAGCTTCTACAAAGGCAGGTCCCTAATGGCTGAAAAACCTTCGGTGGTAGGGGCGGCTTTGGTAGGGAAGAGTTCTGGGTTCTTATCTGGTAAGAATTCATAATTGTACATTACTTCGCAAAGATACTTGACTGGTGACGAGGTAGGCGGCAAGAGGAATACTAATGGTTAAGTGTTGGTAGCTGAATCAAAAAGTTTATCATCGACACCTTTTGGGGTCCATGTCATATAATGAGGGACCAAGGCTGGTTCGGTTTTGCTACCAGGAGTGTTTACTACAAGGTCTAATGTTATCTCGGCGTAATCTAAATAATTTTACGGCTGTTATATTTGGCAGTAAGAGACAACTCCTTCAGCAGATATGGTCGGACTGATACATGTTAGTTTTACACCATAACTAACATATCTATACGAGGATTCAAATAGCGCGTGGCCAGGGGTGTAAAAAGGGTGTTTTTCCCACTCAACAATATCTGTGGCAGGGAGGGTCCATTGTATACCTGTGTTGAACGTGTTACCTATCAATAAGCCAGTAGTAGCGGTAGTGCTAGTTGAAACGATCTTTTAAACGTATCTACGGGCTACGCTGGACTGAATAGGCAACTCACTAGGGGTACGCTATCCTGTAACGTCAAAAGGGAACTGTAGTGAGCAAAGATATCGGGCTTAATCTATGTGATAATCGGATAACACGTTTAGGGCTTAAGTATTAGCTTTAGATAGTGAGTTCTTTGTTCGGTAGAGTCCTTATTTCTTAGGTTAGACTTATAATTAACTTAGGATCAGTTTTAAATTCTTCAAATTCTTTTTCTAATTCTTTTATTATCTAGTTTTCTTCAGAGTAGAGGTTTTGGTTTTCATTTACTTTGGTACTTACATATTTTATTATGGGTGATAGCCATGTAAAGTAGGATTGATGATTTATGTACCTATTACGTTAGCTGAATCCATAGCAGAACAGAATGCATAATAACTAGCTTCGGTAATATGGTACTAGGAGAGTACTATTTGTCTAAACTTAATGTTTAATTCTGATATTGATTCATCGGTTTCATCAAAAATATTAGTTTTTTACCAGAGCCAGGTCCAATAAGCATTATTCTTCTTAAGGATACGACCTGGCTTCTTACCTTTGGACATTCTATAACGCATCTTCTAAAAGTGTAAATATGGGGTAATGCCGTGACATTGGTATTTAAGTGATTCTGCGACTGCTCCAGAATGTTCCTCAGGGTCCCATGATTAGTTGATATCCAAGGATTTATTATTGGAAGTGGAAAATACTTTATCGAACTTCCTTACAGCATATAATTTTCCATTAACTGGTATAAACCATTTAGAAATTAACTCCAAGTGGTCAGCTCTAAAGTGAACGGCATCGATTTCACGTCCTAAAGAGGTGGTTACTTCTCCCCAAGGGCCGGAGACGTGTGCCTTTATCGCTTGCTCAAATTAGGCTTGTAGTAGTGGTGGGCAAAAGACGCATTAATCATCACCCGAGACGAATATGTCAATATCACCTTACAATAACCCTACTTTGTTCCTATGAGCTTTGAGATTACGTAGATACCAGTTCAGGTATAATATAATTTTAAAAGTGTTACTCCAGGTAGTTGCTGGGTCTCCACTTTATAACTAGCCTTTAATTTAAAGTTTTAATTTAATTTAATTATTAGAGTAAGCAGTGCAGGTCCTCTATTTTAGAAGGTCTAAAGCCTAGTCAACTAACAGTCCTGGTAAGGGGACGAGTTGATGCATTTTGTTCCGTATTTTCTCGATTAACCTGCCTTCTACTTCTCTTAATTCGTAATGTTGATTAGCATCATTAGCGGCGCCATCCCAATCATTATAAATTTTCCCTTTTGCTATCTTTGTGAGTTTATCTTGATATGTCTTTATGGTATCCTTGTACGAGAAGCCGGGCATTATATTAGCAAGATTCTTCGTTATGCATTCGGATATATAGGTGGGGATACCTAGAAGATCACCGGATATGCCGAAAATATTCCGGGAACGAGATTTTTCATCGGGTAAGATATAAGCAGTTTTCCTGGTGTGATAAACTTCACCTGTCTTCAAAAATAATTTAAAATTTTTCCTTCTAGAGATTCTGCGACGCATCATTTACTTATTAAATTGCCTCATATGCATAGCTTTCTTGTTGGTAGGCCAACCTTTCTTTGTATTGATCCATTCCTAAAAGGGCTACATACCTTTACAAAAAAGAGAGGCTATACGCTCGATAATAGGTTCAACATAATTTATAAAATCCTTAACAGCAACAGGGTCAGGCACGCGCTCGGTCTTACACATACGGTTATTTACTGCAGCAATCTGGTTGATAGCGGATTTTGGATTCCATTCAAATGGGTTATCGATCTTTCTGGAAGTGTCCACAAACTGGGATGAAGTAAGAATACAGGATCTGGTCTAGTCATTGGCATTGCCTGGTTTTACAAGCTTGATTAGATCCCAGAAGTTGTTGCCTTTAAGACCTCTATATGCCCACTTACAACCGACTATGGCACGATGAGATGCACGATAGAGTAGTTCGGAGAGTGGTTTTTCCCTCAAGTAATAGCCGTGAAGTACATTAGTGCTGAAACGTGTAATGAAAAGTATAAGTAAAGGTAAGCAAGCATATCTTAACCAATAAATAATGCAAATATATATAAATAAGCCTGGTAAGATTAAATGTGGAAACATTAAAGTCATAGCGAATAGAAGGAATTCGATTTGGATTGTAGATGAGAAAAAGATCATGATTATAGCAATAGTTGGGTTGAATGCAATGCATAAAGGTATAATGAGCAATGGTCTCAATAAGGGAGTGAACGTTAATTATAAACCTTAAGTTAGCCGAGTATTTCCGTGAGTCAGCTGAATGATTGAACGAACATGTCCGGGGCGGTACAGTAAGAACAGTAGGCTGGCTGTACAGCAACGTATAAATCCTGTGTCAGTGTGAAATTTCGATCTATCAGGGACATGGAAGTAACTATAGCCCATTAAGAAGATTGCCACCGTGAACAGTTAAACGCGTCTCCAACACAAAAGAGTGGAGTCTTTAAACATGGAAATTAACATAAGTAGTAAAGTGGCTACCAACCAGTATGGTTCTATAAGTGGGGCGGGTAACAAGGTCAAGAGCATTATAAGAATAAGATACTTTGCTAAGCCTAATCTGTTGGATGCCCAGCCGTGCAATACTGCTGACGGATGTGGGACGAGAGCATAAAGGCAAAGTAAAATTAGGGGCTAATAAGCAAGTGTATTCAAATGTCTAAGAGAATAACCCAATGGCGAGTCTAATTGGTATAAGTGTCTATATTAGTTACTGACTCTAAGCTTAGTATCAGCATGATCGTTATAAATTTGTTTATCATTTATGTATGGCAAGTTTTTAGGGTGTTCGGCGTAATTCTATCTTTGCAGCTCGGGGGTGGCTTCAGCGTAGGATGAAGAGCATAATAGTTCTTATAAGTCCTTGTCATAGAATGGGCCGTGGGTGCTAGGATTGACTAATTCAACTTCGTGACCCTAAGGTATAAGGCCGAATTTAATAGTTATATGTCCTATTTCGAAAGAACTTTTGTCACAGCCTTCTAATCGGATTAAGTCATGAATATAAGGCTCATTGCCTCTAGGGACGGACTTAACTTAGTTGCAATTTACTATAAAAAAACCTTCATTGAACATATAATTATAACAACCGTTGTAAGTAGGGTATTCTATGTAGCTGAAAACTACGTGACCATGATTGAGTAAAGTGCTGAGCTATAACTGGGTCATATAATATAGGGTATCATGGCATATGAAGATAGTGCCGTTAGGATAGGTACCTTGCATAACTGATTCATAAAATTGGTTAATCGTTGGTGTAATAAGCTTAATTTAGGTGTTCTTCTTAAAGGAGTCTCTATTCTTTTCGACATAAGCTGCATCTCTAGGTACATTACTAAATCGTACAATTTACTTAAGGCCGGTACAAGTACGACCATGGTCTAAGAAACGAAATGTGTTTAATTTTCCACCTATGTCAACGACCATGGGGGCATCAGCTGGTATTTGTTGATCAATTTGGAACTGTATAGCATTGGCAGCAGTTCTATGAACTGGGTGAGCGGTACCTCCACTATACATATTACACTATGAGTGGTCAATATCTTGCTAGGTAACACCAATGGCTTACATAATATAGGAGAAAGCCTTCTTATCAGTAATTAATCCTTTAAAAATGTGTCTAGCATCTGGGTCCTTCTTGGATTCACTTATTTTAAGGTCTTTCACATCGAGGGAGAACTCTTACTTCAAGATTGGGACTATGTCCAATGGAGAGATTTCTAGCTCATCTTGTATACGAACAATAGCTTCTGAAGAGATGATGGATTGAATTGTGGCTTGTATATATTCTGTAACTATATCACTTATGCAAGGGCCTTTTTAAATTTTGGACTGATCACTAGATTCGCCAGAGAAGATTAGCGGGGATGTGCTACTGCCTTTAAGTAGGGCTAGGTCTTATTCCTGATCAGACGTGACAGAATGAGTTAAATTTGGGGTAGAAGCTTTGCGAGCATCTTTACTATCTTAATCTAGATTAAGGAGGCTAAGAATGGATTTAGCATGTTAAATGGCGGATTTTTCAGCCTAACTTCCTTTTAATTTGGGCTAATAGATATATTATTTAATTTTCTTGGATTTTAAGGCGTAATTCTCTGGAAAGAATGGGTACAAAACGCGACCGCAGCGCTTATTAATATAGTCAATGGACTCTGCATTCAGTTTCCAGGTGTCTAATCTGGCTAAAGCTTGTTATCTACAGCTGTGATTCATTCCTTTGGATTTCAAAGATTCCATAAGGCCACCAACCTCCCAAAAGTCAACATTGGAGTCTGTGCAAGGATTGGTTATGAGTAAAACTAATTTTGCTCCAAGTGCTTCTGAATAGGTGGGGATCTTCTATAGAGGTTCCTATTATTTACGGAGTAACTTATTCTTCACTTTGTTTTTATGCTTAACTGGATCAGAGTGTGATGAGTATGTAGGGGGCAATAATATATTTACGTGATTACGTAGTTCATTGAAACGTAAAAGATTATATGGGATATGCAATAAATCACATAGAGCTTAGAGTACTATGGCTGGCATTCCTGCATAATAGGCGCCGGTGGGCAAAGCGAAATTGGTTTTACCAATAGAAATACAATATAATATCCTTAAAGCAGAATAACCACATAATTCGTCTTGGGTGTACATGATTATAGGATTTTTGGTTAAAACTTCATCCTCCATAACATAACCGTGGTCGCATGCATACATTCGTAAAAAAGATGAGTCTTTTTAAAGCATTTCAGGTGCCTAGGATACATCAACTTGATCCGGGGTAGCTGATATGTCAAATTCTGTCTCGGTGTTTTTATCTGAGGGGTACATCTAAATAGATCCTGGGTAACGGTCCACTTCAGTAGAGTGGCCTTATTCAGCCTTAAGGGAATAAGATATTATGGCCTAAGATACTGCTGAAGGGTCG